GGAATACCAGTAGGTGTAATACCTGATATACTAATTACTCCAGTACCGTAATTAATAGTACCAACATTAGTTGCAACAATTGAGCTATTTACAACATTTACAAGTCTGAGTACCCCCGACCCTGTATCGCTAGATGGTGCGTCATTTGGCAGGTCTGTAATCTTTACAAGTGTAGATACCCCACCTACAGATACATAAAAGTAACTTGAAAGAATAGAACCTGGTTTTAACGGGTTTCTATATTTAATTGCAGTGTCACCAGTAAATAAGTTAGTGGTATTTAATGTAGGAATGACCCGTCTTTGTAGCTTAAGATTTACCAGTGCACTTGTAATAGAGGAATTTTTAGCTAAAATTGCATTCGTTAATGCAGAGTAAATAAAATCTTTATTAAACTTTTGTAGGTTAGTAGAGAAGTAATCCGTAACAGCTGTATTAACCTGTGTCTTAATTTGATCAGATGATAAGGTTGTAATAGAAGAATTATAAACGATATCAGCAGTTATGTTAACATAAAAATAAGTTGGATCAATAAACTCAGGTATAATTGTAATACCTTGTTTAGATTTTAAAATGTTAGTTTTAATACTATTCTTTGTTGCATCTGATATAGTAAAACCAGAATATGGCTTCAAAGAGATTAGTACTTTACCATAGTAAGGAGGGTCATTGTCCTCACCACCCCATACAGATACAGATTCTGCGCCTGCGTAATTTGCAAGTATTAGAGCTTCGTAGTCGGTTGCAGTTACCGCTCTATTCTTAGATGCATTAACCCGTGGAGCATTAAACTTAATAGAGGTAATACTTTCAGTGTCTGCACCACCAGTGGAGTTACTATTAACAGTAATTGCAATTGCGCTAGAACCACCAATAGTAGTACCAGCAGTAAAGGATTGAGATACAGTACTGGATACGTTAACTGCTGACCCCGTTGCAACCAGGTATTGAATAGTAATAATATTACCTGCTGCCAGGCTCTTACCAATTATACCATCACCAAAATAAATTTGATATCTACCTTGAGGGTTCTGTTCAAGATAATATACTTTAGATGTACTACTTAAGCCAGTAATATCTGTCGATAGGGTATAGGTGCTTGTAGTTGTATCAGATGAAGATGTTTGAACACTGACTTTAATTGTGGTAGTATCTACTGCCTCGTTTGGAATTTCATACTTGGCAGCCGGTGTAGTATCGGACACAACATAACTATAATTTAACAAAGTACCTTCTGTAACATCAACCCCGCTAAATGTATACGTTGAACCTACCCTTGGAGCTGTCTTAGCTTCTGTAGTCAGAAACGTGTATGATACTCCATCTACAGTAGATGTAAATGGTGTATATCGATCCATAGTCAAAGATGCAGGCAAGTTAGATGGATTGGTAACTACAATATCTAAATTTGCAACTGCACCTCTGGCTGATACCGGTGTATAGCCCAGGTGCTTGGCAATAGAAACTGCAGAAGATCTCTTAACTGCTGAATCTAAGAACATCTCATTTACCACCATATTAGCAAGGTAGGCATTGTAATGGGTGTTATATGCAAGAACGTCTAATAGAGTAGATAGACCGGAGCCCTCAAAATCGTAATCCGTAAACTCAGTTTGAGCGTTTAAGAACGTTTTTAAGTTAGTCTTGATTTGATCAAAGTCAAGTTCTGCTATTCTTAGATTAGACATTATCTTACTCTTGTTATTAGTGTTGTTAAAGTGATGGGTCTATCAGAGTTGTTTAATCTAAAAATAATATCACATACAATTTCATTATTATCTGCTTTTTCACGAAGTACAACTTCTAACACAGTTACTCTTGGCTCGAACTTATTAATAGTATCAAATATAGTCTTTTTCATAACCTGTGCAGTCACAGGATTAAAGTTCTCAAATAAAAGACCGTGAATCTGACAACCAATTTCTGGATGAAAGGGACGCTCGTAGTGTCTCGTAGATATTAAATTTCTAAGAGATTGCTTAACAGCTTCTTCGTCGTTCTTTCTCGTCACATCACCGGTTACGGGGTGAGAGGAAAAAAGAAGATTAAAATCTGAATATTGTCTGGTATTTCGTGTAGCCATGTTTATATTTATATTAGCCAGCGAACACGTCCGAGCTTCCTTCTCGGATACTATCGTTTCTTGTGTCTCTATCGCCTATTCTACAAACCCCTCTACCATTAGCAAAGACCTTGGAGCTTCCGCCTACCATTGTATCTAGACGCGTGTCCCTATCTCCAATTCGAACAACACCAAGCCCGTTTGCAAAAACGGTAGAACTACCATTATTTTTAGTATCGTTTCTGGTGTCTTTATCACCAATTCTTGCAACTCCGGCCATTATGCTAACTGGGTCAAGCCCTGAGAGTGGGTCTTATGATTGAAGAAGGTTAACACCTGACTTCTGTTCTTAACAGAATAGGATACATGGATCCACGGGTTGTTCGAATAACTACAATATTCTAAAATCATCTGGTCGTACTTAAGTACCTTAGCTAACTTAGATGCAATATCGTAATAATCTTTTTTAGTAATACCTTTGAACTGAATATCAACACCTTGACCTAATGGGTGTTGAGATGTCTTTGCATTAGATGCATTTCCTGGATCTCTAAATGCTGAAGTAACAAACATATTAGGGTATATTTTTTTAACCGGTTCTAATATATTAAGTGCTACTGCTTGAAGATTATAAACAATCTCCCCATACGTTGCACCAGCATGGCCTCGTATTGGGTCGCGAGTAACACCTGCTTTACTTGATAACATCTCAACAGTAAAGTTAGGTGATAGGTTATAGTTACCAGGCAACTGAGTTACAGTTTTTAATTTAACATCAGGTTCAACAAAGCTCTGTTGTTCAGACTCAACCGTCTTACTATCTACAGCTGTAGGTGGGGCACTTAGCTCTGCAGCATTAGCAAAACCTTCGCTGATAATTAAGTTCTTTTGTTCGTTAAAATCTTCGGTAGTTTGAGTTTCTTCTTCTAGTGCAATAGAGCGATTATCAGCTAAGGAAAGAACCAGAGGATCATTTTTATCATTATCGGTTATATCTTTGCGACCTGCAATCACACCAATCTTTGAAGATCCAGCAACAACGCTTTCTTGAGAATCAGAAGCAGGTCCTGCATTACCTGATTGTAAGTGGGTTTGACTACCATCGAGATTAACGTTATTACTAGCTAGTAAATTAATTGCTGCACCAGAATCAATATTGGTATTGTTAGCAGATTTTATATTAATGGCTCCGGCTGCTTGGGTATAAACAGTATCGGAAACAAAGTCATAAAGATTTGTTGCTTGAACTTTAATATCAGCATTACTACGCATATGCATATTTTCTTTTGAATGCATATTAAAGGTAGTTGCTTTTTGATTCATAGTATAGTAAGCTTCAATATTAACATTACCGCTTGCGATATTAAACTCTTCTACCGCTGAAAGATTAAATGTTCCTCCGGCCTGGGCAGTAATATCATTGTGACAGGTAATATTAGTATCGCCTTCTACTTCGATGTTCGCGTCATTGCCAACAAAGATATTACAAGCACCGTTAACAGAAATGTCTGCACGACCTGCGATAGATATTTTTCCGTTGCGATCAATAATTTCATATGAGGATCCTTTTGTTCTTTTAACCATTGAGCCGTTAGCATCAATTTCAATATACGTACCTGATCTATGATAGATATGAAGACGCTCTGAACCCGGTGTATCATCTACTTCAATAATATGACCAGATTCAGTTTGTGTTACTTTATTGTAAGGGTAAGCGCCACGGTAAGCTGACTCTGGTTCATCCCAGGCCTCCCCTCCAGGTAACTTAGCACCTTTCATTCTGTTACTATTCTTTTCTTGAACTATGGTACCTCTACTGTCACCCTGTGCAAGTTTATTTGTCTCCGAAATACCAGCGTACTCTTTAGTAGGATAGTTAGCATTAGGATCGGTAAAACCTTTATCCAATACTTCTAACTTTTCTTTATTTTCAGTTGAATTAATATCGAAACGTTTAGCCTCTTCTAAGGCCGAAGTGGCTGCACTAGAAACAAAAAGCTCATCCGTCTTTAATAACGCTTCTTCAGCAGGTAAAGTACTGTAAAGAGTCTCAATATTATTAGTAGTTGTTTTAGGTGCTTGTCCTCTACCAAATATAGAATCTGCAAACCCGCTGACTGCAGTAGTAATAGTTTTACCAACTGCTGGAGTTATACCCTGTACCAGACTGGCCGCTAAGGCATCAAAATTAATAATACCTAACTTGTCAGTTGGTAGAGACAATCTTAACTGAGACTGTAGTTTAGTTACAATCTTGTCTGTTGTTTGCGCAAGCAATTGCTGTTGAATAATACCATCGATATTATTACTGATAGTGATAGGGCTGTTATTACTATTAGTAATGTCAACAGGATTAATAGGCCCTATAATATTCTTAGGTATATCAGTTAACTGTTTATTAGATGCCTGGGTGACTTGCTTAACGATATCAACCGCCCCAACTTCTGCAACCCTTGAGATTACAGCTCTTAAAATTGGATTAGGAATATTAAGGTTGAGTGCAATGATCTTATTAAAGATATTGTTCTCAAGTACCCCTTGAATTTGTTTTGTAATTAACGGATCCATTATTTAATTAAATTTAGTAATGCTTGTTTTTCGGATTGATAACGAGATTTAACACCGGCTTGAATGGACGCTGAACTAGACTTAAACAAGGTAGTTACGTTATTAATCTTCCATTCACTCACTAAGGTTACAATATCTTTATCTGTTAATGTACTCTTATCTCTTAACGCTTCTGTAAATGCTCTTGTATTTGCAGGACCAAATTGTACTGCTCCTGACCAGATTAAGTCTTGTACAGCTGGTCCATACTTGGTCATATCTAGACCCTGACGTTGTAGGTTTGCAATTGCAACATTATAATATTTTTTCTGGATATAATCGTGTTGTTCTTTTTTAAAGTCTGCAGCATTTGTAGTTGCAATCTCTTTCCATTTAGCATCAAAGGCAGCAGTAGCAGGTTCTAACCCTGCGAATTTATCTTTAAACTTAGAGTTGTTTAAGAACTGAATAACAGGAGAGTTTTTAGCTGATGGTCTTGCTTTACCAGTTGACATAACTGCTGGTAAGAAAGATGCAAGTTGATATGTACCGTAAGATGCTCCACCTAGATCGCCTCCTGCTCCTCCATTGTACGCATTAATCGTACCTGGGCCTTTACCACCGGATTCATACTTTTCAGATGTTTGGCCAAGCTCCCAACCTTCAACAGTTGGTGTACCGACCTTTACAGGTTCCCCTTGACTGTCAACAACTACGTTACCTGAACCATCTTTAAGTACTCCGTCACTTGGATTAGATACTTGAGGTTTTTCCTCTTGTACCTTAAATGCTTTCTTGGCTGCCTTGGTTGCAATAGTACCAAAGATAGCAGGTTGCTGCATGTCCTCACCATCAAGAAAGAATCCAATGACCCAGGTACCTTCAACTGGACCTAATGGTGAAGAACCAATACCAGAAATGGCTGCTGATGTAATTGGTTGTATAGGTGTTGCCCAGGGTAGATCTTTTGTAGGTAGAATTATTTTACTATCGGTATGATAGCCGTATATGCGTACTCTGCATCTACCCATCTTTTCAGGGTCCATGCGATCTTCTACGACACCAATCCACCAGTTAAACCCATCTCTGTTAAAAATTTTCTGCATAATTAAGCCTTAGTATCACTTTCTTTATCTACATATAAAGAATCTTTAATAACTTCCATTATCATTTCATGTTCCATCTTTGTTACTCGGTGATGAATAGCTGATATAAGATAGTACCCTGAATATAGTTTATCCTGTGCCGAAGACTCATTATCGGACTCATCCTTAGCACCTAATGACGGGTATTCAAAGTAAATAATTCTACCAACCTCAGCATCTGTTCTACCAGGTACTGTCATATTCATTTTAATATTAGTTAACTCTAACATACTTGATAAGCGGTTACCGTGAATTTCACCCATTTTTTCATTAATATTATCTTGGTAGTTATCAAATAGTTTTGGATTCTTTGGATAAAAACTTATGTTAGTTGCAAAGTTTTTAAAGGTATCGCGATTAAATACAGGCTTTGCCTCTGTACCTTTACCAGATGAATGAAATTGCTTTTCATAATTAACAGTATGATCGTAGTCAATTAATTGATAATCTTTATTAAAAACATCCAAATATATTAATCGGTTACCAAGATAACCACTGGTGTAGTTCTTAATATAGTCTGTAGTCTCAATCATTTCTACATCTTTTGCAAGAAACATTTCTCTATTAACATTCTGTGATTTTTTATCATCTCGAACGTTAGAGGCAGATATTAAGTATCTACCAAAATAATTTTTATTTTCGTGAGCGTCTTTAAATAAATTTTCAAGTGTACCAATATAGAAGTTCTTGTTTGATTCAAAAAATATAAAGTTCTTTGCAACCCCGTCTTTAGGTATAGCCTTAGATGCTAACCAATTAATGCATTTAAGAGGGGACCAACCAGGTGATATAAATTTAACTTTATTAGAGGATTCATTAATAATAATTAACTCTGTCTCTTTAGGATTCTCTTTAATAGTATTATCTGTTTCTGAAATATTAAAGTTACGAGAGGTAGCAAGAAAGTCGGTAAAGATCTTACCTGCGACATCCGTCACTGTACCTTCAAATGGTGCGAATAAGGGTAGGTTAACGTCGTAGAAAAATTCAACCGAAATAAAGTGTAAGATAAAATTTTGAGTATTTTTATCTCTTACAATTGTTCTATCAGTCAACTTAAAAACACGAAACGTTTTTTCTATAACTTGACTGTCGGGAAAAGAGGGAGTTCTAAGTTTAACGTTTAAGAACTCTTCACCGTGAATATTAAACTTATCAATAATATTTCTACTATCAGTAATTACAATATCACCATGTAGATAATTCTTAAATATGTCTTCATAAATGTTTAACTCAACTATAAACTCAGTTAAGTCAATAACTTCATCGCTTGAGTTAATAAGCTTAAGTTGTTCAATCCGTACCTCTCCGGCACGTTGAAGACCTTGTTCACCTATCATTATTCACCTAACTTCTTCTTAAAGTCGTTCACCACAGCATCTACATAAGATGCTTTTAATATCTTTATTCTGCGTTTTGATTCATTAACACCGTCTTCATATGTGTAGTTTGTAACGGGGGTACCAGATAATACTACTGTACTGATTATGTTAGCGCTACTGCTGGTATTAGAAGTATTTTTAATACGATCACCTGAAATAAACCCACCTGTAGTTACGGTTACTCTAACATTTGAACTACTAATTTTTTGAGTAATATAACCTGTACCTATATTGGTACTATTAGTTATAGCATCGTTTACATTAAATTCTGTAAAGTCAGCACTTGAAATAAGGTATACATTACCATTAGCGTAGTTACCGGTTGCATCTTCATAATGATGTACGGCGTTTACATTAGCATACTTACCTGCAACGTATCTGTTAAGATTATTTGTATCCAACGGCCAGTCAAATCTAGGATCAATTATTTCATTGTAGTGCAGAATTAACCAATGCTGTTCTGGATTACCATAAAACTTTTCAGCTAGAAGCTCAGGGGTCTCTCCATCTCTTATATCATACTCATCATACAGACCTAAATTATTTTTTACTTCATCTGAAAGAGCAACTCGCGCTGTAATATTAGTCACAACTTGAACAGTACTGGCATCATCCAGAGAGTAGTACGTATATGGAAAACTTTTAAAGTACATTAGTAGCCTTCCGTAATCATTTTCTTAGTAATAATTTCTAGCTCACGGAATGTCAGTGACATATTAATTTCTGTTGGGGACCCATCTCTAAATGAAGAGAATTGCTCACCCCCATAACTTACATCCATAGACTCTAGAGCACAAGTTGCAAATTTATGAAAGTATCCGTTTTCAGCATCACTATAGTAATAAGTTATATCAAACTCTGAAGGGTAAATAAAAAATAATTTACTCTCAGACATTTCAGGGTGCATGTGAAATTTAAATGTGTTTATAATATTAAACACAGCATCTGATTCAGTTTTATTCTTTGGAAAGAATTTATATTTAAAGGCAAAAGATCTAAAGTCAACAGATTCAAATACAGTTTCTTTAAATGGGTTCAAAGATGTACCGGACGAGGAACTTAATGCAGATGCTACATCTGCA